TGAACCTGTACAATATCTTACGATTGTAGATCAGATTGAAGAAGCTTTAAACTTAGCTGGGCTTAATCTTACTGATGCAAATTTTCAAACTAATGTGTATGATCGTGGAAATAAAATGGAATTAATTGCTACATTTCCTGCACATGCACAAAGTATAGATGGTAAAGGTTTAGTTGTGCCACAGTTTGTCTTTCGTACAAGTCATAATAGAACATGGGCAAACAATGGTATGATGGGTTTGTTCAGACAATTTTGTTTTAATACTCTAGTCAATGGTAATAAGTTAGCCTATGTATATGGTAGACATACTAAGAACTTTAATCCTGTTTCTTTTGGTGCAAAGATAAAAGCAGCATCTGATTATATAGCAGGTGATGGCTTGAATGAAATGAAACAATGGTATAATACTGAGATCAGTAGAGATAAAGCTATATCTTTGTTTACCAATACGTTAGCTAAACGATTTGATAATGTTAAGCGTAAAAATGTAGGTAATAAAGTTGTACTGTCTAACCTTATGAAGATCTTTGATAGAGAAAATCAACATGTACATGGCAGAGGATTGTATGAGAAGTATGGTACACAAATGAAAGGTTCTTTATGGACTGCATATCAAGCTGCAACTGCATGGTCTACTCATGTTGATGATGGTAAAAGAGAAAGTAAACACCATAACAAAAGAGTTAATCGTGAGGAAGCAGTACGTAAGATGTTAATATCTGATGCTTGGAAACATCTTGAAACAGACAATATGAAATTAATTAATGCTTGAGTTAATATTGTTTGCCATTGCACTTGATCTTGTATTAAAAATAATACAAGATTGAGTTGCAATGTAGTATATTATGTGCTATAATATAAGGATGAAGACAATGAAGAAGCTACCTAAAGACTTTTGCGAATGGCTGTTCAATATAATGGACATACCATTCTCTAAACAAATGGATTGGAAACTTAAACATCAACGATCTCCAAACGAGAGAGAATATAAAAATGTTAATCGTTATACAAGAGCAGGTAAGGACGGTAAGTTTGTTATGTGTCCTCACTGTCATGCTGATGAACGTGTCTATCATTTTGCATGGTCTTCTATGACTTGTAAAAATTGTACGGAACTTGTTGATAAAAATGATTGGCTTGAAATTGATTGGAAATACTGATGAATAAATTTAATTTTAAATCTTATAATGATATACCTGAATCATTAGCAAATTATGTAGTGTCAGTCTGTTCTTTTTCTGGATTAAATGTTAATCATTTGACTGATATTAAACTGTCTGATATAAATAGTTTTCTTAATGGACTTGAAGATCAAGAGGTAGAAGAATGAGTATAGTAGAGGGAAAGGTATGGGGTACAACAATACCTCTTATTCAACGTCCTCAATTAGAAGTACATAGTATCTTTGTTAATACTGGTGGTTATTGTTCTAAGCATAAACATCAATCAAAGATTAATGCGTTCTATGTAGAGGAAGGTGAGCTTGAAATACACCGATGGAAAGATTATAACTTAGTTGATGTTACAGTTTTATACAATGAAGATGTAGCTATAGTTCCTGCTGGTGAATATCATATGTTTAATGCTCGACGTGATACCAAAGCATTAGAAATTTATTGGTCTGAATTATCTCTTAATGATATTGAAAGAGAAATAGTAGGTGGAATTGATCAGACTCTTGATCTATTTAATCCTCCATTGAAAGATGACTTTGGTAAAGTATTTAATTTAGATGACTTAGAAGGGAAAAATTAATGTCTGTTATAATGGAAGTATCAAAACAAAGTGGCAACCCTACGTTAATTATGAAAGAAGATTACAACTCTTTAGATTTCTCAGAAAGATTGCAATGTTTAGTTTCCATACGAACAGCTATTGAAAAAGAAATAGCTTACACTCAGAAAGATTTAGGTAGGTTTATTAATAAGCGTAGGTTTGTTTAATGTTTGTAATAGTACAAGATATAATAAAAGAATTACATGAAGAGCTAGATGACTTTGATTGTTTTGATATACTAACTACACCTAAAGGAGTTCCTATAAAGTTTCCTACAAAAACAGAAGCTATTAAATTTTTAGGTGATCTTGGAATGGAGTTACCTACTGGTACTGATGAAGGAGAAATTAGAATTGACAGATTACACTGAAGATTATAATGGTTTTGTTTCTCAGTTACATAGTAACATTAGTAAATTAAAAATACAATTAAAACAATCCAATGAAACCATTAAGCAATTAAGAAAGGAATTATCTATAGCACGACAAGAAAAAGGTACAGGTAATTTGTGGGCTGAACTAAATGACGGCAGAGATAATTAATTTTTATAAACATTGGAAACAAAGACAAGAGACAAGAAGAAAATCTCTTGGTTATTCTGCTGACCTATGGTATATGATGTTAGATAATGGATATGAACCTACAGATTACAATGATGTTGGAAGGTTTATAGAAGATATGTGTGAAGATGAGTAAAAATTTCTGGCAAAAAGAAAGATCATCTTTATTTAAAAACCTTTTGCGTCAGTACAAAGAAGAAGGTTATGATAATAAAGAAGCTAAACAGTTAGCAAAGATTGAGATCAATGAAGTTATGGAAGATAAAGAAGACTTTGTTAGTAACATATGGAAGGAAACTTTTGAAGATGATTAAATCTCCCGACCCCTTTGTGATCCGGGAGATTTAATCACCATGTGGATACTCTCCTATGAAGATAAAGTTATTGAAAAGTTTAAAACTAAGCATGAAGCAAAGGAATCTCTTGAACAAAGAAATAACTTATGTTACATGTTAAAATCAAATACGTCTTTATATTCAATTAGAAAAGGAAAATCAAATGCGTCTACAAGAGTCAGGCAAAAAAGGTCCATGCCCTGAGTGCAATTCTTCAGATGCCAACCATCACTATCCTGATGGACATACCTATTGTTTTAGTTGTAATACTTTTAAACCAGCAAAGGAAGTAAGTAACATGACCACTACCGTCCGAATTGCCTCTGAAGTAGGAGGAAAAGCAAGCGATCCTAGAGATACAGATTCCAGTAAACAATGTGTTTATACTGAAATATGTGATAGAAAAATTGATGTAGCAACTGCTAAATTATATGGCACCATGATTAAAAGAGGTAACTTAGGTGAAGTTACACATCACTGTTATAAATACTTTGATCGAAATAGTACTCATATTGGTAATAAAATTCGTGGTGTTAAAGATAAAAAGTTTTGGTCTGAAGGTGGGCTGTCAAAAGCAGGGCTGTTTGGAGAAAATGTATTTACTCAGAAGGGTAAGTACATAACTGTATGCGAGGGCGAGATAGATGCCATGAGTGCTTATCAAATGATGGGATCAAAATGGCCTTGTGTGTCTTTAAAGAATGGGGCTGCGTCTGCTGTTGCTAATTGCAAACAATCATTTGAATACTTAGATCAGTTTGATAATATAGTATTATGCTTTGATAATGATCAAGCAGGTAAGAAAGCAGCACAGGAACTTGTTCAACTCTTTGAGCCAAACAAATGTAAGATCATGTCAATGGATCTTAAAGATGCTAATGATTATCTCATGGCTGGTAAGTCAGAAGACTTTATGAAAAAATGGTGGGCTGCTAAACCATTTACACCTGCTGGTATAATTAATCTACATGAGTTAGGTGATAGCTTATACGAAGAAAACTATTGTGATACTTGTCTTTATCCTTGGGAAGGACTCAATGAAAAGACTTATGGTATGCGTACTGGTGAGTTAGTTACTTTTACTAGCGGTGCTGGCATGGGTAAATCAAGTATCATGCGTGAGCTTATGCACCATCTTATGACAGAGACACCAAACAACATCGGTGTCCTAGCAATGGAAGAGAGTGTACGTAATACTGCATTTAATATTATGTCAGTCGAAGCCAATGCTCGATTGTATATTAAAGAAGTACGTGATCAGTTTACACCTGAACAGTTACGTGAATGGCAAGACAAGACAATAGGAACTAAAAGGTTCTTTGCTTTTGATCACTTTGGTTCTATATCTAACGATGAAATATTATCTCGTGTTCGTTACATGGCACGAGGGCTTGGATGCAAGTGGATTATCCTAGACCATCTAAGTATCTTAGTATCAGGTCAAGAAGATAATGGTGATGAACGTAAGTCTATTGATATTCTTATGACTAAGTTACGTTCTCTTGTAGAAGAAACAGGTATCTCTCTCTTACTTGTAAGCCACCTACGTAGACCGGGAGGTGATCGTGGTCATGAAGATGGACGTGAAGTATCTCTTTCACATCTACGTGGCTCTGCTAGTATTGC